GATCGGCAGCTCGGGCGACTCCGCCCAGATCGATAGTACCGGCGTCGACTCCGTGATCTGCTGCGCAGGTCGTGGCTGTACGGTAAAAGCAAAAATCGGGAGTTGGATCACGCTTGCGGAGTGGGAATATTCCGAAGAAAAGGGGCGATACGTTCCGCGCTGCGTGAAGACGGAATACGTCGACGGCGAGAATATCAAGCCCGATACGTGGTATCAGTTGAAGAACGGTGAGTTTGTGGAGGTAAACAGATGAAGCTTACGGAAAAGCTGATCGCCATTCAGGCGCAGCTGAAAGCGCCAAAGGACAAGACCAACAACTTCGGCGGCTACAAATATCGCTCCTGCGAGAGCATTTTAGAGGCTGTAAAGCCCCTGCTGCAGGCGCAGGGCTGCATCCTGACGATCTCGGACGAGATTGTAGAGAGTGGGAACCGGATCTATGTCAAGGCAAAGGCGACTCTGTCCGACGGCGAGGGCGAATATACCACGTTCGGTTTCGCCCGGGAACCGGAGAGCAAGAAGGGCATGGACGAACCGCAGGTGACCGGTACGGCCAGCTCTTACGCCAGAAAGTACGCATTGAACGGCTTGTTCGCCATCGACGACACGAAGGATGCCGATACAGATGAATATGCCAGAGAAATCGGGAGAGCGTCCGGGCGGAAACCGCCCGCTGCTGCGAAGTCCACCGAGGCTGCAAAGAAGCCGGAGATGCTCTTTAAGTGTTCCGCATGCGGGAAAGAGATCACCGGCGAGACGATCAACGGGCATGCTTACTCTGCAATGAGCATTGCGGAGCAGACAACAAAAAAGTTTGGACGCTGCTTCTGCTGGGGCTGCGCACAGAAACAGGGAAAGGGGAATACATAAATGCTGAACGAAGTGATCTTGATGGGCCGCCTGACGCGCGACCCGGACGTCCGTATGACGCAGAACGGAACCACCGCTGCGAACTTTGCACTGGCCTGTGAGCGCGACTATGCACCGCAGGGGCAGAACCGGGAGACTGATTTCTTCGATATTGTCGCGTTCAGAAATACCGCCGATTTCGTCGGCCAGTATTTTGCCAAAGGGCAGCTTGTGGCAGTCAAAGGCCGTCTGCAGCAGCGCGACTGGACAGACAAGCAGGGCAATAAACGCCGCACGACGGAGATCCTTGCAGATCAGTGCTATTTTGCCGAGAAGCGGCAGACGCCCGCAGCAGTACAGTCTGCGGATTTCTCGCAGATTCCCAGCACAACGCCAGTTCCGTTTTCCGAACCGGATATGCCGCAGATGGAGCTCGGCGACGTAAACGAGCTGCCGTTCTGAGGGCTGAAATATGCCGAACAGAATCATTCGGGAAAGCATCTGCACAAGCGATAGCGTCGACAAACTCTCGTGGTTTGAAGAAGTTCTGTTTTATCGGCTCATTGTAAACTGTGATGATTTCGGACGCTTTGACGGGAGAGCGGCGGTAGTGAAAAACCGCCTCTTCCCGCTGAAAGAAAACCTCACGCTCAAAACTGTAGAAAATGCTCTTCATGGGCTGGCGAGTGCTGGATTGATTGCTCTGTATGTGTTTGAGGGCAAGCGCTTCCTTTACCTACCAACATGGGGCAAGTATCAGACGCAGCGTGCGAAGGTAAGCAAATTCCCGTCGCCTGATGATGGGAAACAAGCGGATGAAATCATTTGCAAGCAAATGCGTGCAGATGTTCCCGTATTCGAGAATCGAGAATCGAGAATCGAATTCGCTATTCGAGATGCGGAAGATAGCGCGGAGCCGCAAGCGGCATCCACGCCGCCAGCAATCTCTCTGCCGCTGAATGATGGAACGGGATATTCCGTTTCCGTGGAGCAATGCCAGGAATGGGCGGGCTTGTACCCTGCTGTCGACGTGATACAGCAGCTGCGGAACATGAGGGGCTGGTTGGACGCAAATCCGGCCAAACGGAAAACAAAGCGCGGGATCAATGCGTTTATTGTCCGCTGGCTGGCAAAAGAACAGGACAAGGGCGGAACACAGCCTGCACAGTACAGCCGCGCTGCAAAGCCAGGCTACGGTGTGCAGGGGCACCATGACCCGCTGAATCCGCTGGAAGAGGCTGCTGTCAACCGGCTGTTCGAGAAACCGCCGAAGGGCGCGGAGAAAATGCGGCACGGCGTGCAGAACCACGGAGACGACCTGACGGCGTTCCAGATGGCAGCGGTCGAACGGATGCTTGCGGAAAACGAGGAGGATAAGACATGAAAATGCTTGGAAAACTGGCGAGATCATTGGCAACGCGCTATGTCTGCCAGAACTGCGAGAAGGAAAAAGAACGAAGGGCCGTGGCGCATAATGCCACGAAATGTCTGGAACGCAACAGCCTTTTGGCCGAAAGCAATCAGGCCGCGTCCATCGAGATCCACCGCCTCGAAAAAGCGCTGGCGAAAGCAGAGCTGGAACGCGATGTTGCACGGGAAATGCTGCTCGAGAGAAGCACGCCGGACACTCGGCCGGGGGCGCTGAGATGAGGTTTGTGTGTGACGCCTGCCAGGATATCACGAACATCGAGGCCGACAGGATGGAGATCCAGGGCGAGAAGCTGATGGTGTACAGCCGCGGGCGGCTGGTCTACGTGGCGGATCTGGGGCAGATCATGCTGGCCAAGCTTACGCCGGGGAGGGAGGACGGCAATGGACTTAGAGCAAACCGCGATTGAGCGGCTGCGGTTTGCAGCTGAAATGTCCCTGCGGGCATACAAGCAGCCGCTTGTGATTACCTACTCGGGCGGCAAGGACTCGGACGTGCTTTTGCATCTGGCGGGCAAAGCCGGTATCCAGTATGAGGTTTTGCACTCGCTGACCACGGCGGACGCGCCGGAGACCGTCTGGCACGTCCGAGATACCTTCCGCCGCCTGGAGCTGGCTGGCGTAAAATGCGACATCGATACGCACCGGACGCCGGACGGCGGGAACGTGACGATGTGGAACCTGATCCCGCGCAAGCTGATGCCGCCGACACGGCTGGTGCGCTACTGCTGCGCGGCGCTCAAAGAGACCAGCGGACGTGGCAGGTGAATCGCGACCGGCGTCCGCTGGGCCGAATCGCAAAAGCGCAAGTCCAGAGGCGTCATGGAGGCCCTGCACAGGGATAAATCCAAGCGGCTGACACTGATGAACGACAATGACGAAAGCCGGATGCTGATAGAAAATTGCCAGCTCAAGGGGACCCGAACGGTCAATCCGATTATCGATTGGCCGACCGAAGCCATCTGGGATTACTGCGCAGCAGAAAAGATCTGTATAAATCCGCTTTACGCCTGCGGCGAAGATCGCGTGGGCTGCATCAATTGCCCGATGGCGGGCAAGCACCGGAAGGTGCAGCTCGCGCGCTACCCCGGATACCGGGATGCCTACATCCGGGCTTATGGCCGGATGATCGAGGAGCGCCGCAGCCGCGGCCTGCCGTGCGATTGGCAGACCGGCGAAGACGTCCTGCACTGGAGTCTGGAGGACGGCGTTTTGCCGGGACAAATGGTTCTTGAAGGAATGGAGGATATATGACATACGAGGAAATTATACAGGCGCTGCGGTACTGCAAATTTGGAGTCCCGTGCGAAAAATGCCCCGTAGTAGGGAACGAAGACTGTTTTGACGAGGTAAATACGGCCGCAGCCGACCTCATCGAGCGCCTGACCGCCGAGAACGCGGCGCTGCGGGAGAAACAGAGGTGGATTCCGGTGACGGAGCGGATGCCGGAACCAGAGACAGATGTTTTGGCAGTTTGCAATCGAAACGGATACATTTTCGTGACACCGGCTATCTACGAGGACGGGAAGTTACTGACGCAGGAAAGTGCGTGGAACTGGAGCGACATCTACTGCTATGGCCTGTACGACGAGGAGGCGGATGATTACTACATCCCGGAGGGTTGGTGGGAGAACAGACAGTTTAATCCGGACGATGTGTACAACAATCCGGTAGACTGCGCAGTTACCCACTGGATGCCGCTGCCGGAAGCGCCGGAGGAAGGAGACAAGGCAGATGCTTGATATTTGCCCGGTATCGCTGGCAGAGGCAAACGCCTTTGTCGCGGAGCACCACCGGCACCACAAGCCGGTGGTGGGGCATAAATTTTCCATTGGCTGCACAGACGGAGAGCAAATCGTAGGCGTGGCGATCATCGGGAGACCCGTTGCACGGTATCTGGATGATGGATGGACGCTTGAGGTAAACCGCTGCTGCACGGACGGCACGCGGAATGCGTGCAGCATGCTATATGCAGCTGCGTGGAGAGCCGCCCGTGCGATGGGCTATCACAAACTGATTACATATATCCTCGATACAGAGTCGGGGACAAGCCTCAAGGCGGCTGGATGGAAGTGCGTCGGACAGGCCGGCGGGCTTCGCTGGACAGGCAAGCGCCGCCCGGAGGTAGACCTTTGCCCCGCACAAATGAAAATCCTGTTTGAGAGGGAGGAAGGAGGTAAGCATGAGCAAAGCTGTTTTGATCAGCATCCGCCCGAAGTGGTGCGAGAAGATCATAAGCGGAGAGAAAACGATCGAGGTGCGCAAGACGCGCCCGAAGATGGATACGCCGTTTAAGTGCTACATCTACTGCACGCAGAGCGCTGATATGCTTTGGATTTTGAAGGAAAGGGAACGGTCTCTCCATCCTGATAAAATAGCGGATGTTTTCAAGGCTGCTAAATGCGGCGGAGCATATCGGGGGAATGGCAAGATCATCGGCGAGTTTGTATGCGACCACATTTTTGAAAGGATCGTCAGAGTAGGAGCAAGCTGTGAAGCGCCGAAATATTGCATCTGCGATTGGAACATGGACTGCACACCCCTTGATACGCTTCTTGCAGATGCCTGCCTGACAAAAGACGAGCTGGAGAAGTATCTGGACGGCGGCGTCGGCTACGGCTGGCATATCTCCAACCTGAAAATCTACGATACGCCGAAGGAACTGATAGAATTTCACACTTGGAAAAAATGCAAATCATGCAACAAGAGTGGGTACGAAAGCACAGCCTGTATCTATGATGAAAATTGCATAATTCCAGCGGCGATTACTAAAGCACCACAAAGCTGGTGCTATGTGGAGGAAGAGATATGGAACGATTGACAAGTCCTAATATCAACGTAGACCCGGATACCGACCGATTTCTGCACGCCGTGATCGGCGGAAAAGAAATCGACTGGAAGCAGTCCCGGGACAGCACGCTCAACGTGCTGATCAACGGCCCAACGAGCAACGGCTTTGGCAAGGATATTTTCCGCAAGATGGCCCGCGATCTGTACGGACGGCTGAAAGCCTACGAGGACACAGGATGGACACCGGAGATGCTGCGTAAGATGGGCGAAAATGCTGGGCATCTGTGGGATTTCGCGCAGGCTGCGGAAAACATGACGGTCGGACGGTTGAAAGAGCTTGCCGAGGCCGACAAGGACGGGCGCGTGGTGGTGCTGCCGCCTGAGGAAAGAACGTTAGATTTTCCATCAAAATACACTGAAATACGCGCATTGTACCATTTTTGCGTCGATCTTGGAATCAAATGCACGATAGAGCACCTGTACGACGGCTATGCAGTGCGTTTCCCGGACGGAAGTGACTTCGCACAGCATTATGGCACATATGGCGGGACGGAAGGATGCGTTGAACCGGCTATCGGGGACTCCGAATTTGACTATACTGCAGTCGGCTTGAACCTCGCGAAGGAGCTCGTGAAGAAGCACAAAGGAAAATTGGAGGCCGACCATGCATGACGAATACATCAGCCGCGAGGCGGCGGTGAAAGCGGCCAATGAATGGGTAAGCGAGGCGTGCATGGCACCCGTGATGAGGGTAAGCCGATTGCTCGATAAACTGCAAAAAGTGCCCGCTGCCGACGTTGCGGAGGTGGTGCGGTGTAAGGACTGCGAACACGCCGAACGGTATGAGCGGACAGATGGAACCGCAGGCTATTACTGCGGACACCCGCAAAACACCTTCGCCTATGGTGAGTACTGGGATCGTGTATTCAAACCGGTAAAAGAGGCAGACGATTTTTGCAGCTACGGAGAACGGAGGGAAGAATGAACATTACACTTTTGAAATATCCCACCGATGAGGACTGGGCATTTGCAAAACAGTGCGCTTTAGTCACCATCGGCAAAGAGATGAAAACAGCACCGGACATGGAGTGGAAACACGCCATTCTCCGGGCGCAGCACAGCCCTATTCGGACTCTGCAATTCGCGTTTTACTTGGAGGGTGTGCCGTACTGGGTAAGCACCCATTTAGCCCGCCACGTCCACGCACAGCCGTTTATCCGGTCACAGCGGAATGACCGGCAGGACGAATACGACCGGAACGCAGCGCGGCAGGACGCGCCTGTGAACATGATCTGGTACATGAACGCGGAAGAGCTGATGACGATCATGGAAAAGCGGTTGTGCCATCTGGCGGCGAAGGAGACACGCAAAGTCGCCAAAAAGATCCGCGAGCTAGTGATTGAGCAATGCCCGGAGTTTGTCGACCTTTTGGCCCCTCCGTGTGTGCAAACGCTCGTTTGCAGGGAAATGTACCCGTGTAAATACGAAAACGTTCTGACATGGAGGGAACCATATGGGAACGATACTGGCGATTGACCCCGGCAATATTCAATCCGGCTATGTAATCGTAGAGCATGACGGCGAGGAGATCCGCCGCGTGCTGGAGGTCGGGAAAATTGAGAACAATGTGCTGCTCCCGCTAATCGCGCAGAAGCTTTACGGGAACGGATACGACGTGGCAATCGAAATGATTGCTGGCATGGGCATGACGGTAGGCCAAGAGGTTTTTGACACCTGCGTCTGGATCGGGCGGTTCTGGCAGACCGTATTGTGGCAGGCTGGATATGGGCCGACGCAGATATTCCGCCGGGAAGAAAAGCTTGATCTGTGCGGTTCACTATCGGCCAAAGATGCAAACATCCGGCAGGCCCTTGTCGACCGCTACGCGCTCGGCCAGCCGAACTTCGGAAAGGGAACGAAAAAGGATCCCGGTTTCTTCTACGGGTTCGCCGCCGACATGTGGGCGGCTATGGCCGTTGCAACCACATATTTCGATAAGTACATCAAGGGGGTAAAGCTGTAATGGCAAATATCACGGCGGCCTGCCCCGGTTTGCGGGAAGGTGTTTACACGGCCTTGCAAACCGCGCGCGGATGGCCGGTATCTCTGCAGCCGGGCGTGTGCCGGGGCATGGCGCAAGCTGCATCCCATCTGTACGGGCAAGCGGCGAGATCGCGCATGGGATGAGGTACAAATCCAAATCACAGCAATCATCCCGGTCTATCCCGCCATGCGTCCGCGCATGGGCGAAGTGTACGACGCGGAAAAATATGAATACGTCAGCAGCATGCCCGGATATGTTGTGCGCGTCGGAGACAAACGGGTCTGTGTGAGGGTAGACGAATGCAGGGAGATTTAAGAATCAGCCCATATTCCGCTCCGTGCGGCGACTGTCCCGAAAAAGGCTGCGGGGCAAAGCATACGACCTGCGAGGCGTACATAGAGTATCGCAAGGCTGCGGACGAGTACAACAAAAGCAAGGTAGAGCGCATAGAGCGCGGGATGGAAACAATCGGCAGGTCCGCCAGAGAGCGGAAATACGATCGGGCAAAACGCGAAGGGAGGGTACACTATTGATGGAACAGATTAAGGGCGCAAAGTACGATGATGGGAAGCCGAGGCCGTCGCTCGTGCCGGTAGAGGCGATCGAGGCGATCATGCAGGTGCGGGAGTTTGGAAAGGCAAAATACGCCGACGCGGAGGACTGGCGCAAGGTGCCGCGCGAGAAGTGGCTGGACGCCCTTCTGCGCCACGTTCTGCATATCTGGGATAATCCGCTGGCGCTCGACTATGAGAGCGGCTTACCGGCTCTGTGGCATGTTATAACTAATGCTGCGTTTCTGTGCGCGGCGTACAAAGATGAACTGGACAAAGCGCGCGGGGAATGGGCAAAGGATGTGCTGGACGAAAAGGCAGTTGATGGGTGCAAGAACTCACAATGTGCGTATTTCTCTACCACATGCGGGTGTATCCGGTATCATGATGTAAGCCACTGCAAGAAAAGAAAGGAAGCGCGCCGTGAGTAAGCCGCGCTACGGCTGGTGGCCATATGCAAAGTGGATGATCCGCAATTATAAGGGCGGCGGGCTGATGACGAAGTCCGAGCGCGCTGCCGTTGAGGAGGCAATCGCGGAGACGGAACAGTTCGTTGACGGCGCGGAGCGACTCCGGATCATAGACTTGGTTCTTTGGAAGCGGACGCACACGCTGCAGGGGGCCGCGCTAGCGTGCTATGTCTCGGAGCGTACTGCGCAGGAGTGGCACAGGCAATTTATTCGCCTTGTGGGGCAAAAAAGAGGGCTTTTATGAAAAAGTCTGCGCCCCAGAGCCAAATTTAACATTTACTATAAGGGCGTAGAGACCAACTCTACGCCCTTTTTCATCGGCACCGCAGCGTTCTGCGGAAACCTCCTCCTCCTGTTCTCGTGTTCTCCGGTGTGAATAAATATATTTATTCACA